ACGAGAAAAAAGAAGATCTCAAAGGAATTAAAGGAAAAAGACAACAGATAAGTAAAATGTCTTTATCCAAAGTGTATAATCAATTGACTCAAAAATCTGTTGGAGTTCCTTTGATTGCTGATAAGGATAAACCTGAGTATCCATCAGAAGTACTCCATGAAGGGAAAACTATTGGATTGGTCATCCCAAATTACAATGGAACTCTGCAAGCCTTGGCACGTGCAGTCAGACATGGGATTGACAAAAATAAATTGTCTTGTGATGTTGCTAAAGTATATTTATACTGCTACTTCAAAGAAATCAAAGAGCAATTAGATCATAATTGGGTTAGCTTTGGGATTACAATTGGAGCCAAAGGTCAAACAATTACTCCTTTCAACATCTTCACAGTCACAAGAGCAGGAGAGATAACATTAGGTGAATCAGCAGAAGCAGATGAAAGTGATTACCTTTGGATGGCTATCTACTTGCTCGTTGCTTACAGAGTAGGTAGAGCAACCAAAGGAGATTACAAGAGCAAGATCGCAGAGGCCTCAGAGAGAGTTCTTAAGGCTGCAAAACCCAGTGCACCAAAATACCAGGCATCATGGGGCTCAAGTGATCAATGGATTAATGACATCAACTACTGCAAAATAGTAGCAGGAATTGACATGTTCTTCTTCAAATTTAAGAACAACACAGCAGCCATCTGCAGAATTGGAACCATTACATCAAGATACCGTGATGCAGCAGCATTGATTAGTCTCAATCATCTGAGAAAAATTTGTGACGGGGATTTGACAATGGGTCTCACTTGGATCTTTTGTCCAGCAGTGTCTGTGGAGTTTGATCGACTGGCAAAGGAAGGTCAAGAAGTTGAAGAGAACTTTTCATTTACTCCCTACATCATCGATCTTCAAATATCAAGACTCAGTCCTTATTCTACAACTCAAAATCCAGGAGTTCATCTTTTCATTCATGCAACAGGGACTTTCCTCTTAAAAAGAAGATCCATTGATGCCAGGATGTCGGATTGTACAGGTGAAGCAGGAATTATCAAAAATGCAGGACTCTTGGCCTTTGTAGTGAATTCAAAGATGGATTGGAAATTGATTTATTCAGATGGACCTAAAGAAGAGAAACAAGGTGCTAGAGGACTACTAGCTGCTATTGACAGAAAATCTGAAGACCTTCCAGAAGGGAGAGAAGCTGCAGATTGGTACAAATGGCTGAAGAAGAAGGATTTTCAACTTCCAGAGGTAGTCATCAAGTTCATGAAGGACCAAGCCAGCAGAATCGTCAATCCCAGACAAGATTCTGTTGGAGAAAAAATCCAGATCATGTATGGAGATTGAGCTTTCTTTATATTTAACTTTGTCTGTTGATTTCGTGATTCTTTGATCAACCATGAAAAAAACAACAAGATTAACAATGTTATCTTCTAAAACAGTGGAAAACTTAACAAAATATCAAGAAGCTGTCCAAAATGAGCCAGATCCAAGTGACGGAGATCTTGGAGACTCTGAATCAATGCCACAGCTGGAATTGTCAGGAGGTGTCTCACGGGAATCATCTGCTCAATTGGTGGAATTCATGCAAAGATCTAACTTGGCTGATGGTGGAGCGTGTGATGTCCCTTATCCGTGGACTGCAGACTCGATTCATAATGATGCTTTTGTCAACCCAGAGGGGGAGGAATGCCGCGATCTAATTGACGAAAGTGATTGTGGAGAGAACTCTTGGTCAGGCAGAAGATCTAGACAGATCTATGAGCAGGGATTCGAAGACGGAGTGAGGGAAGTTGGACGTCAATTCAGAATGCTTCAAGAAGAAGGATTCCCATTTGAGTTTGATTATGTAGATGGCAGAATCAAAGTTAAAAAAATAACATGCGATCAGAGGATCTTGATTCGGAAATTAATAGAAGGAGGATTCTTCGAGCATCTATCCACAGACATGGCGGTGAAGCAGAAATCAGTCAAACCAGATCAACCAGTAGCCCCGTTGCATCAAATCCTGAAAGAAGCCAAAAAGCCAACCCAGAAATCTATGCAGAACCAAGAGGAAAAGTTTCAACAACCTTTGAATACGAATTCAAAATCGGCCGCGATGGAATATCGTCTAAGCTTCTGTGGGGACGACACATTAACAATGGAGGAATTTATAGAAAAAGCGAATCGTGGACTACATATCTGTAAAGATGGGAAAAACAGATTTGTTGATCTTGATGATTTCTGCCCTCAAAAGATAAGAGAGAGAAAAGCAGATCTACTAACCCTCGAGGAATGGCTTATGTGCTTGTACTAACATGAAAAAAACAACATCAATCAAAATGGATACAATCACAAAATTCTTCCAAAAAACGGATGAACCTCTTTTTTCAGCTAATCCTTGTAATTTAGATACACAGAATCATTTTTCAATCAGGTATCTTAAAATAAATTTCAAAATTAAATTTGAGTTGCTGCAAGAGGGTGCTACTGATCTCAGGAAAATTGATCTAGAGAAAGCTGCAGCTAAGTCTTACCGAGGTCCAAGCGAGTATGAAGGAATCTTCTTGATTGCTCTTGCCTTGTCCTGTGGAAGCTGGGTCAGATCAAAATGTGGGAAGAAAAATGGATTCGTCGGAGAATTTCGTGTTAAAGCAAAAATCTTCAATCCTAAATTGCTTCAACCATTTGATCATGAAAAATTCCATTGTTTCAGCATCAAAGATTGGGTTATTAGATGTGAATATGAACTCACTTCTGAGGAAACTAAATCCGGTGGTGCGATGAACAAAAGAATCCAGCAAAAAATGAAACAATGGAGAATGTCTCCCTATCATTGCATTGAGGAACAAGATGGAGATATCGTTATCATCCATTAATGAAAAAAACAACAAAGATCAAAATGATCATTATCATTTTTCTGATCTTAATCTCGCTTTTTTTGTCTAAAAGAATTGGAGCATTGATTGCTATGTACACCTTAGGGTATTACAATGCCTTTGGAAACATTATCAACTATCTCACTTTTTTTGGTTGGTATATAGGTGTAAATTTGCCTTACAAATATCTATCACAGCATTGGAGCGAGCTGGTGTCAGAATATCAAAATTCAAAAAGAGAATAATAACATAAATAAAAACGTACATATCAACCATGAAAAAAATGTTTTTCATCTTTATCGTGATTTCCTTTGTGAGTTATATAAATTGTGTTGAACATGTATTCTTCCCAATTGAAATGAAAAGTCAATTCAAACCAGTCAAAATTGAAGACCTTTCTTGTCCTTATAATCAATTCGAGCGTGATCACAACAATGATCTTAAGATCGATGTAGAAATTCTCAAGAACAACCTGATCACTAAAACAGGAAATCTGTGTTACAAACAAAAATGGATCACCAGATGTGAGGAAAATTTCTTTGGCATTCAAACATTGAACCATTCGATTATTGATCTCCCTCTTGATGATCATCCAACCTCATCAGACAGCAATCCTCTGTTCCCACCTCCTGATTGCAGATGGCTGAGTTCGAGTGAAGTAAGCAGAGATTACATCATTTGTAAACAAGAAACAATCAGATTTGATGAGGTTTTAGGAATTGGAGTAGATGAACAATATGGGACTTTTAAATGTGGAGAAAAATTTTGTCGACCAGACAAATATATCACATTTCTTCCAATTGGCGGCGTGGATAAAATGAAGCTAGAAGGTTTTGAAAAAGTTAAAGGATATTTAACACTTGATCAAGATGGTTTTGTCACCCCTAGCAGCTTGATCTATAGCAATCATTTTCCCAAAATGAGTCTCGAAAAAGCCTGTTTAAGATGGGTGGAAAAAGAAACATATAAATATGATGTCGAGTTGATCATGAACAACGGATTCTTGCTGAGACTGCCCCTGAATTTAGTTTTCAAAGAAAGAGGAAAACCCGACACACCTTTTAAACCAGTAGTGGAGACAAATATGATTGGGCACAAATACCAGATCCATGATGTGTTGGAACTCCTTCTTGCTAGGGCTAAAGGGACTAATCAAGAAACTAAGCCATTTGGCTTCACAAGAAATAACAAATGGCTCAAACTTGACAATGGTCAAAAATTTGATGATTATTTCGGAAAATCAAAACCCCTTGCTCACTTATTGACTATGATCAGAGATTGTGAAGAAAAAGATGTTCAGAAAATCACCATTCCAACTATGGATTTCCAAACGATTGAGGCTGAAATGTTCGTGGAATCCAAAATAGATCAGATGTTCTGTAAACATAGACTTTACGACATCATGACCAAAAAACGTGCCAATCTGAATGACTTGGCTTTGTTATCACCAAACCACGGAGGACTGGGACCAGTCTATCACAGATACGCAAAAGATATCACCAGAGGGATTGGTCTCTATCGAAGAATTAATTGGCAACCATCTGAAAAAGGACTCGGCTATTATTTTCAAAATGGATCTCAAATTTGGGTCAAATGCCCAGAATGGGTCAATGGATCTGAGGGATTTAGATGGTGTGTCAATGGGATATTTGAATTAAACGGCAAAGTTTACCACCCTTATTTTGGAGCAGACAATTTCCAAGAGCTTATCAAGAGTTTTGAAGAAAATGAGATCAGGAAAGTGGAGCACAATGTGATCTTACACGATATGAACAACAGAATTCATGAGACCTGGGAGTCTTATTTGGGAACAAAAGAGGATTACCACTGGAAAGGAATCAACCTGGGCTGGATTCACTCAATCCAAGAATGGGCCAAGAATATTTGGATTATCATCATTGTGATTTTGACTGTTTTCGCTCTTCTTATGTTGATCAAATTGACAAGAGGAAAACGTAGAAATAGACATGACTGGTAATAAAATGAAAAAAACAACAACGATATTATGATATATCAACTCACAGAAACAATGTATCCCAACCTTTTTAGAATCGGAAAATATTAATCAAAATCTGATACATACATGAAAAAAACAACAAGAAATAATGAAATTTCTAGCAAAATGGAATTTGAATATGATGATGATTATAATCTCTTAGATCTAGATGAAGAAAGCCAATATTCTCGGTCTAGACCAGTTGAAACACTCAATTTGTCAGATTACAATCTTAATTCTCCACTATTAACAAATTTCAATGAGAGAGCAGAGAATTTCAAAAAGGGAAATCTTAGAACTACAGAAAACAAAGAAAACGATACTCTCCTAATCAAAAGCAAAGTAGCCCTAGTAAGTCACAAAGAAAATCACAATTGGTTTGGGAAGAAGTTGTTGGAGGAATCTTGTTCAACCACATGGTTTGATAAAATCCTCTTAAAAACTTTCAAAGATGCTAATGAGACATTAGAAATCCCAAAAACATTCCTGAGGCAAATGAATCTCCCATGTGTTGAAAAAGCAGAAAAAAATATCAAACACAAGATAGTTAGATCTTGGGGACAAGGATTAATAGAAACTACAATTTTGATAATTTTGTTGAATAATCGGAAAAAGAGGATCTTTGACTTCTATGTCAAATCCTTACCAAAAACATCAACTCCCAAAGGATTAACTGGGTTCTCATTTCCTTGGCTTGGAGATTTCTTTTTAGGAGATGGGTGTATTCTTCTCAAGACAGGTCAATTATTCGACAAAACCTTTCTATTGATGATTAAAGATGTTCTTAACTCAAGAGTTTGTGCATATTTGTCATGTCTAGATAGAATAGATGATTCTTTCAGTCAGATTGATCTTGATTGTGTAATCAAAATGTGGAACTTAGGTGATTTAGAATTACAGAGACATGGGAATTCAGCATACGATTGTTTCAAGTTCATTGAACCAATTGCAAATAAAGATTTGATTGAGAACGCACAAAAAATTCGTCCAGATATTAGACTTGAAAGTGAGTTTGACAATTTCGTTCTAGAAGAAATTAAATCTTTTGAGAGGAAAGGATTCGTTTTCCCCAAGGCAATAGCGGAGTTATTGGCCTTAAACAACAATTTAGAATTCAAATTGACAGTTTACGGATCTTTCAGACAGTGGGGACATCCATATATAAATTTCACAGAAGGTCTAGAAAAATTACATGAACAAGTCACAATGCCAAAGCAAATTGATGATGATTTAGCTCAGTCATTAGCCAGTGATTTGGCCTTCAAGGTTTTAGAGAAAAAGTTCCAGGAAAGAAGAGAATGGATGGTTGAGAAAAAATTAGTGCCTCAGAAAGATCCTTTGAAAGAATATATAGACAATGATTTGTGGCCTCCTTCAAAGGTTTTAGCTGATTATGGTGACAATTTTCATAAGCTTCCTTTAAAGAAATGTTTTGAAATTCCAGACTTCATAGATCCAACACAAATTTACAGCGATAAAGCACATTCTGTAACATTAGATGAATTAATAAAAGACCTCAACGAAAATAGAAAAGGACCATGTCAGACTTTGAGAGTATTAGATACATTGATCAAGACAGAAGCGACAAATTGGAAGGAATTTTTACAAGAAATCAATGATCATGGACTGGAGAAAAAATGGTTGTTGATCGGACTCAAAGCCAAAGAAAGAGAATTAAAAATAATTGGACGATATTTTGCTCTGTTATCTTGGAAATTGAGAGAGTACTTCGTCATCACTGAATACTTGATCAAAACAAATTTTATACATTTGTATGATGGATTAACAATGGCAGATGACCTTAAGGGAGTTATGATGAAATTGTTGAGCAGGTCAGATGGTCAAGGAACACCGGATTATAGTAGTATAACTATTGCCAATCACATTGATTACTCAAAGTGGAATAATCATCAAAGAAAAGAGTCCAATCAATATGTTTTTCGAGTGATGGGGCAATTTATGGGTTATCCGAAATTGTTTGAAAGAACTCATGAATTCTTTGAAAAAAGCCTTATCTACTATGCAGGTGACAGATCATTACTGAGACCAACATCTAGAGGGATAGAACCAACAACATGTATCAAAAGCTGCTGGCAAGGACAAGCTGGAGGGTTAGAGGGGTTGAGACAAAAAGGTTGGTCAATTTTAAATGTCATTCTGCTGGATCGAATAAGTAGAAAACGAAACACAAGAATCAAGCTTTTAGCACAAGGAGACAATCAAATTATTTGTACTCACTTTAAGATCACAGCATCTGATCAGGAATCACGAAAAATGTGCATCAATGAAATTCTCAAACAGAACAAAAACATCATGGATGATATTAAAGTGGGAGCAAACAGATTAGGATTGATCATAAATATGGATGAAACTATGGTATCGACAGAGTTTCTTAATTATGGGAAGGTCCCGGTTTATCGAGGAAACATATTAGGTTTAAAAAGCAAAAGATGGGCGAGAGTGTCAAGTTACTCGAATGACAATTTACCAAATTTAGCCAATATAATGAGCACTGTTTCGTCAACAGCTTTATCTATCTCTCATTTTTCTCAATCAATTTGTGATCCAATAATCAATTACAACTTTTTTGGAAATCTTGCAAGAAACATTTTAGAGATTTTTGATCCATGTTTAAACGATATGATAATAGTCAGAAAGAATAGAAGAACTTACTGTGTGAAATCTTTGTATTTAGATCCTAGTATTGGAGGAGTTAGTGGAATGAATTTGAACAGATTTTTAATCAGAAATTTTCCAGATCCTATCACAGAAAGTTTATCTTTTTGGAAAATAATTTATGACAATACTAAAGATCAATTTATCAAAAATTTAGCAGCAGAATGTGGAAATCCAACTGTGAAGCCAGGTTCTCTTGATGATCTACAGTCTTTGTTAGAAGATCCTACATCAATTAATATCCCTAGAGGGTTGAGCCCAATAACTTTGTTGAGAAATGAAATCAAATCAAACATGTTAGCAAATGTCTCAAAGATCGAAAATAAGATCATCAAAGATGTCACCATAATTGGACAACATTATGAAAAAGACTTGCTCATATTTCTGAGAAGTATCAACCCGATTTTCCCAAAATTCATCAGTCAATTGAAAGCCGGAACAGTCTGTGGGATTAAAGATTCTTTTGTCTCTCTCTATGAAAATTCTAGAACGATCAGAAGAAATTTCAAAGATTCTATGAGAGATGATTTTGACAGGAAAGTAGTTGAATGTGAATCCAAAGCTATTTCAAAACTTACAAAAGATATAGTCGTACAATCAATTGGCTGGAACTGTTCAAGCTCAAAAGCAGATATGTTGAGAAAAATATCATGGGGAGATGATATTGTAGGTATGACAATCCCACATCCATCTGAGTTATTGGAGAATCCAATACATATGTCAAAATGTGAATGCAGAGATGGATCCAAAGGGCCGTATTTGACGACAGTACTTAATGTTGAAAGTGATTACCTAGAATGCCAGAGAGGGAAGACAATACCATACTTGGGTTCAGCCACATCAGAAGGAACATCAATAATTACACCTTGGGAGAAAGAATCAAAAATTCCATTCATTAAAAGGGTGATGAAGATGAGAAACAGCATTAATTGGTTTGTAAAACCTGATTCAAATTTAGCAAAATCGATTGGAAATCTCATACAGTCTGTGACAGGGATTGAAATAGAAACTCAAGGAGAAGACAAAAAAAGAACAGGATCAGCCATTCACAGATTCAGTACGGAAAGACAAAGCAATGGAGGCTACAATGCAGTATCACCAATGGTCTTAATGAGGATGTTCTCGACAACAGATACATTAGGAGAAATTTGTGAGAAAAATTGGGATTTCATGTTTCAATCTTTGATCATTCACATGCAGACTCAATTATCTCTTCCCAGAGGTTATTATCAATCGGGACAATACACTTACCATTCTCATGTGTCATGCCAAGGTTGTTTGAGAGAGATAGAAGACATATTTTTGGAGTCAAAAACAATATATGAACCACCTTCGATTGTTCATATGGTCTCAGAATGGATCCCAGATCTAGAAAATCAATGGATAGAAAGAAACACCAGAGAATACATAAAAATAGATCTGAAGACTATTTCAGAAGAAGAGTTGAATTATCAAGTAGGCCAAACAAGTGGTTTTGTATATAGTGAATTGATGACTTGTGGGAGACAAAATGAGATTGCATCATCTCTTTTCCCAAATTCGATTGGACAAAAAATTATACCGGAACATTACATACAAGGTCTAATACAAGGAATTATTAACTCAGCAACTCTAAATTGTCTTAGCAGAAAATCACTGAATACACTCAAGGATCCATACAGTTCCATTGGATCTAATTGTGTGGGAATCATAACAAAAATGGCTAATGATTCTCAATTTTTGACACTTTTCAGATCAAAAAATCTAAATCATTACCTTTTGAAGTATCCACACAAAATCCCATCATCTTACCCTTTGAACAATCTTGATCAAACATTAATTTTGAGATCAGTGATGAGAGAAGTCCTAAAATTGAGATTGATTGAAAAACGGAAAAAGAATATGTCTCTAATTTTATTTTCAGACATCAATTCACATGAGATTGAGATCCCTATGATTTTAGGCAATGTTGCATTCAATACATTATTGTGGAATTGTAGTAACAAGGAGAAAGTTGAAAAACTCAGAAGAATCAAAAACACAAATATCGAAGCCAGAGACAAGACTAAATCACATGAAATTCATCTAAGAGAAGATATTAGAATTTTCAAAGCTAATCAAGAGATAAGACATGCTTTAAAATTTAGAGATTGCATCACTAAAATTGATGAAACAAAAGTACCATTTGGGTCTGAATCTTATGGAAGAATTTTCTCTATCAAAGTAGAATTTTCAGCTCAAGAAATCAATACACATAAAATAGATGTTCCGAAAATCTCTAATCCATTAATTAGTGGTTTACGGCTGTTTCAAATGGCAACAGGAGCACACTACAAAATTAGGAGCATCATCAAATCTTTCAACTTGAAATTCAAATGGTTTTTGAGTTGTGGTGACGGCTCAGGAGGGATCACAAGTTGCTTACTTAGATTAGAAAAGGAATCAGAAGGAATATTCAATAGTTTGCTTTCTTATGAGAACCTGGCTTTGAGAGGATCAAAACCATCTCCGCCTAGTGCAGTTTCGGCTCTAGGGTCAGACTCGTCTCGATGTTTAAATCTTGAAACTGTATGGGAATATCCAAGTGACTTAAGAGAAAGAAAGACATGGGATTACTTTCTGTATGAATCTAAAAAGAAAAGGTCAAAATTTGATTTGATCGTTCTGGACATGGAAGTTACCAGTAAAGAAGATGCACGTAAGATCTTGGAACTATTTGATCTATATTTATGCTCTTTGTTGAAGTCAGATGGGAAAGTTATCTACAAAACTTACTTGGATGTAGTGATCAATGAAGAATACAACGCCCTCAAAGTTATTTCAGAGCATTTCACTGAATGTCACGTAGTTCAAACTGAGTTCACTTCTTCAAACTCATCTGAAGTCTACATCATTGGTTCGGTTAGGGAAAAGGTCAAAATATCTAGAAATATCTCTAATGAAACAGTTCAGAAAATCATCAAATCAAACAAAGTTTTCTCTTCCTTTGATGATGAATGGGCAAGAGCTAAAATCATAAGATCAAAAGATATGTACAAGGGGGTGCCTCAAGTATTGATGACCCCAGTTGAGACTGAGATCGAATGGTTGCTTTCTGTATTGGGAGTTCCGGCTGGAATCTCACATTCGATCTCTGAGATGATGACTCATGGAAAACACAATTATGTAGAGATCAAATGGGATCTGATCAAGATTGCAGATCATTTTGCGTTTGAGACTGGAGTTTACAAGAAAAACCAACATATGCCGTCTGATCAAAATTGTATAAATTTTGTGGCTTTTTTGTGTGGTGCATTTTATTCCTTATCACTTGATTATGACATAGATCAACAATCTAAACTCACCTGGTTGATATCAAATGGAATTTATATCCAGTTTCAAAATGTTTTTGATGAATATCGAAATGAATATAGATTGAGATGGAAGTTCAGCAAAACTGGGAAGTACATCAACATTCGAGCAAAATGTGCAATGATTGGTTCAACTATAAGGACTCTTGAGCGACTTCGACTGAGATTGCCTTGTAATCATTATAAGATATCAAAGTTCTTAATGACCAATAATCTGATGTGGACTGGTATTCCTGAATTTTGGGAGCTCAAAGAACCTTACAAGGTTGACAGAGTTCCAATTGCAAAAATTGATGAAGGATTCATACCAGAATTCAATACTTGTGACTTGAACTATGATTTTTGAACATTAGAACACAAAGACTTTTTGTATATTATGTACATAAGACATGAAAAAAACGACAACTCCAATAATCTTTGATTATTAAGAGCTTG